AAGTCCGAGAAGTCATCTTTGAAGATGGATTACTTACCATTCGATTAGGTAAGATTGTTCCTGAACATCATAGTCGTAAGGATTATCTCTAAATAAAGAAAAAGTTAATTAGGCGATGAAAACTTTTCAACAATTTATGGAAAAGGTTGGGGATTTTGGAAATCCTCCTTTACCGACAAAGGAAAATTGTTATGGAAGAACAGTAAAATATGCGATGGCACCAAAAAAGAAAGTCTGCGCTATTAGTACCGATAGTGGTTCTGGAGGGGGATCTGGTGATTCTGGTGGGGACTAAATATTATTGAATATCGTCGCCGCAGGGAGGTAACTGGCAAAATCCAGTTGACACCTCCTTTTTTTATTGCTATAATAATGGAATAACAGAAAATTAAATGTCAATTAAATTAGTAATTTTAAAATCTGGAGAAAACATTATTTCGGATGTAAAAGAACTACTATCTGATAATAAAGTTTGTTGGTATCTATTTACAAAACCACACGTTGTGGAACTTGAAAAGAATTTCCTTCTTGTAGAGGAAAATCAAAGTCCTAAGGGAGATGTTAATGTTATTTTGTCCCCTTGGATTGTTTTGGCAAAAGACAGTCAAATTCCAGTTCCAATCGATTGGGTTGTAACAATTTTAGATCCTATTGAGTCATTAAAAGAAATGTATGAGGAGAAGGTAAATGGAGAAAACAGTTAAATGTCTGTTGCTAAAGATTGATAACGTAATTATTACTGAAATTATTGAAATTGGTTCTGAACTTGGGGAACCAGATTGTAAACTTATCAATCCATATAAAATTGATTCTGATGGAAATTTAACTCCTTGGCCTGAAACCACAGATCAAAGAGAAATGATGATACATTCAGATAGTATTTTGACTATCGTAGATCCAAAATTAGAAATTGTCGAAAAGTATCTTGAACTAACTGCCTGATGAGATTTTATACAAACGTTCAAATGGTCGGGGACCACTTCTTGGTTCGTGGTTATGAAGATGGCAAACACTTCATGACTCGTGAGAAGTTTAACCCGACTCTTTTTGTCCCTTCTCAAAAAAAAACTAAATACCAGACTCTAAATGGGGAGTACGTCGAATCCGTACAACCGGGTTCTGTCCGTGATTGTCGTGAATTTATTAAGAAGTATGATGGTGTAGAAAACTTTAAAATTTACGGAAATACCATATACATCTATCAATATATCTCTGAATTATATCCAGAAGAAGAAATTAAATTTGATGCTAGTAAAATTAAAATTACAACTCTTGATATTGAGGTTGCTTCCGAAAATGGATTCCCAGATGTAGAAAGTGCTGCAGAGGAAGTGCTGTTGATTACAATTCAGGATTATTCTTCTAAACAAATTCGTACTTGGGGGTTGGGTCCATTTCAAAATAATCAAAACAATGTAATTTATAGATCTTTCACAACTGAAAGAGATCTTTTGATGGATTTTATCAATTGGTGGATGGTTGAGGGCAATACCCCCGAAGTTGTGACTGGGTGGAATATTGAATTGTATGATATTCCTTATCTTGTACGTCGTCTAGATCGTGTTCTAGGTGAAAAGTTAATGAAGCGTATGTCTCCTTGGGGTCTGGTAACAGAATCTGAAATTTATATTTCTGGTCGTAAACATATTTCTTACGATGTTGGTGGTATTACTCAACTTGATTATTTGAATCTTTATAAAAAGTTTACTTATAAAGCGCAAGAGTCTTATCGTCTAGATTATATTGCAAGTGTTGAATTGGGGCAAAAAAAACTTGATCACTCTGAATTCGATACCTTCAAGGACTTCTATACCAAAGGTTGGCAAAAGTTTGTAGAATATAACATTATTGACGTGGAACTTGTTGACCGTATGGAAGACAAGATGAAACTGATTGAACTTGCAATCACGATGGCATATGACGCAAAAGCAAACTATGCTGATGTGTTTTCGCAAGTGCGGATGTGGGATACGATTATTTACAACTACCTCAAGAAAAGGAATATTGTTATTCCTCCTAAAGAAAAATCAGATAAAGATTCCAAGTATGCTGGTGCTTATGTAAAGGAACCCGTGCCTGGAATGTATGATTGGGTTGTTAATTTTGACTTAAACTCTCTATATCCACATTTGATTATGCAATTTAATGTGAGTCCGGAAACTCTTGTAGAAGAAAGACATCCAACAGTGAGTGTAGATAAAATTCTAAATCAGGATATTACATTTGAAATGTATAAAAACTATGCTGTTGCTCCTAATGGAGCAATGTATAGAAAGGATGTTCGTGGGTTTTTACCAGAACTGATGGATAAAATCTATCAGGATCGCACCATTTATAAAAAGAAAATGCTAGTCGCAAAACAAGCATATGAAAAGAAAAAAACGAAAGAATTGGAAAAAGAAATTGCAAGATGTAATAACATCCAAATGGCAAGGAAGATTCAACTTAACTCTGCTTATGGTGCTATTGGCAATCAGTATTTCCGTTATTACAAACTAGCAAACGCTGAGGCAATTACTCTCTCTGGACAGGTTGCTATCCGTTGGATTGAAAATAAACTTAATCAATATTTAAATAAGATTCTTAAAACAAAGGATGTAGATTATGTTATTGCTTCAGATACTGATTCTGTTTATCTTAATATGGGTCCTTTGGTTAAAACTATATTCAAGGGAAGAGAGAAAACTACTGAAGGCATTGTTTCGTTCCTTGATAAGGTCTGTCAGGTGGAACTTGAAAAGTATATTGAAGGTTGCTACCAAGAACTGGCTGAATACATGAACGCTTATGACCAAAAGATGCAGATGAAGCGGGAAAATATTGCCGACCGTGGAATATGGACTGCAAAAAAACGTTATATTCTTAACGTTTGGGATAGTGAAGGAGTTCGTTATGAAGAACCTAAACTTAAGATGATGGGTATTGAAGCAGTCAAATCTTCAACTCCCGCCCCTTGTCGTAAAATGATTAAGGATGGTCTTAAATTGATGATGAATGGTACTGAAGAAGATGTAATTAACTTTATTGATAAATGTCGTGAAGAATTTAAGAATCTTCCTCCAGAAGAAATTGCCTTCCCAAGAACTGCTTCCGATGTTCGTAAATACCATTCTTCCTCAACAATATATGCTCATAAAACACCGATTCACATTCGTGGAGCACTTCTTTTTAATCATTACATAAAGGAGAAAAAACTTACTAACAAGTATTCTCTTATTGCTAATGGTGAGAAAGTTAAATTTATTTTCCTCAAAAAACCAAATATAATTCAAGAAAATGTAATTTCATTTATTCAAGATTTCCCTAAAGAACTTGGTCTTGACAAATACATTGATTATGAATTACAATTTGAAAAGAGTTTTGTAGATCCACTTAAATCAATTCTTGATTCTATAGGGTGGAATGTAGAAAAAACTGTAAACCTTGAACTATTTTTTGCCTAATGGATCTGCCTATTAATGATCAAGAACTGAATACAATTGTGAAAGCAATGGCTCTTGGTGGGGACACTGCTTTATATCAAAAACTTAAATTGGTAAAAGATCTCAAAGAACAGGGTTTACCTTATAAAAAAATACTTCGTGAACAATACGGGATGATAGTGTAATGGATTTTTTAAAAGATATTGTAAAAGAAATTGGTGGAGAATACACCCAACTTGCATCAGAGATTGATGAAACTGAAACTTTTGTGGACACAGGTTCGTACATCTTTAATGCACTGGTTTCAGGTAGCATTTTTGGTGGTGTCTCTGGGAATAAGATTACTGCTATTGCTGGAGAGTCTTCTACTGGAAAGACTTTTTTCTCTCTCGCTGTGGTTAAGAATTTCCTTGATAATAATCCCGATGGTTATTGTCTCTACTTTGATACTGAAGCTGCCATTACAAAATCTCTCTTGGAGAGTCGCGGCATCGACACATCAAGGCTTGTCGTGGTTAATGTTGTTACCGTAGAAGAGTTTCGAGGAAAGGCACTCAAGGCAGTTGACCTTTATATGAAGAAACCCGAAGGAGAACGCAATCCTTGCATGTTTGTGTTAGATTCTCTGGGAATGCTTTCTACTAGTAAAGAGATTAATGATGCCTTAAATGATAAGGAAGTTAGGGACATGACCAAATCCCAACTGATTAAGGGTGCATTCCGCATGTTAACTCTTAAATTGGGTCAGGCAAATATTCCAATGATTGTTACTAATCACACTTATGATGTTATTGGATCTTATGTCCCCACAAAAGAAATGGGTGGCGGCAGTGGTCTTAAGTATGCCGCTTCTACTATCATTTATCTCAGCAAGAAAAAGGAAAAGGATGGAACAGATGTCATTGGAAACATTATCAAGGCAAAGACTCACAAATCACGTTTAAGCAAGGAGAATCAAGATGTTGAAGTCCGTTTGTATTATGATGAGCGCGGCCTTGATCGTTATTACGGTCTTCTGGAACTTGGTGAGATTGGTGGACTCTGGAAGAATGTAGCAGGACGTTATGAAATTGATGGTAAGAAAATTTATGGAAAACAAATTCTTACCAATCCTGAAGAATATTTTACTCCAGAGGTAATGGAAAAGCTTGATGTGATTGCTAAAAAAGAATTTTCTTATGGGTGATCTTAAGGATTTTATTCACATTTATGAAAATGCTCTAGAATCTGATGTCTGTGATTTTTTGATTAACTTATTTGATAAGATTCCACAAAAACATGAACATCATAGCAATGATGGAAAACCTAACTTTACGCAATTTAATCTCACAGAAAATCGTGAATTAATACCAGAGGTTAATCAAGTCCATAATTATATTATTGGAAAAATTTTTGAGTATCGTGATAAGTATTATGAGTTTGCTAATGATTGTATATTTCCAAAAGAACATTCTCTCGAACAATTTCGTATAAAAAGATATAATCCTGGTGGGGAGGATCGTTTTGATACTCATGTGGATGTAACTAATCATGATTCTTCACGTAGATTTTTATCTTTTATGTGGTATTTGAACACTGTAGAAAATGGGGGCAGTACAGTTTTTAGTAGTATGAGTATCCGTCCTCAAAAGGGAACATTACTAATTTTTCCCCCACTTTGGATGTACCCTCATTGTGGGGAGGCTCCTATGAGTGGACCAAAGTATATTATGAGCACATATTTGCATTACAAATAATGGAAAAAATTGAAACAACTATTTTAAGAAATTTAGTATTTAATGAAGATTATTCCCGTAAAGTCATACCTTTCATACAACCAGATTATTTTGAGCAGAGATCAGAAAAAGTTATTTTTGAGGAGATTGTTCAATTTATTGTTTCATATGGATCTGCAATCACAATTGAAGCACTCAATATTGAAATAGAAAATCGCACAGATCTTACAGAGACTGATATAAAAGAAATTCGCCAAATTAATTCTTTATTGAATGATTCCCCAGCTGATAAGCAATGGTTACTTGATACTACTGAAAAATGGTGCCGTGACCGTGCAATTTATCTGGCACTCATGGAATCAATTCATATTGCTGATGGAAAGGATGAAAAGAAGAATCGTGATGCTATTCCAAATATTCTTTCAAGTGCTCTAGCAGTATCTTTTGATAATAATATAGGACACGATTACCTTCAAAATTATGAGGAGCGATATGAATTTTACCATCGTAAAGAAGATAAGATCGAATTTGATTTGGAATACTTCAACAAAATCACGAAAGGTGGTTTACCTAATAAGACTCTCAATATTGCTCTCGCTGGAACCGGTGTTGGGAAATCGTTGTTCATGTGCCATGTGGCTAGCTCCGCCCTGTTACAGGGTAGGAACGTGCTCTACATCACTCTTGAAATGGCGGAAGAAAGAATTGCAGAAAGAATTGATGCAAACCTTCTCAATGTCCCGATTCAGCAATTGGTTGATTTGCCACGCCAAATGTTTGAAAACAAAGTTACAAACCTCTCAAAGAAAACGCAAGGAACTCTAATCATTAAAGAGTACCCAACTGCTTCAGCACACTCGGGGCATTTCAAGGCACTTCTTAACGAACTTGCTCTTAAGAAATCGTTCAGACCCGATATTATTTTCATTGACTACTTAAATATTTGTGCGTCCTCCAGACATAAGGCAAATAGTTCTATCAATTCTTATTCATACATCAAATCAATTGCTGAAGAACTTCGCGGTTTGGCAGTGGAATTCAATGTTCCCATTGTCTCTGCTACCCAGACTACCCGCAGTGGTTATGGGAACTCTGATGTTGAACTTACTGATACTAGTGAGTCCTTTGGTCTCCCTGCTACTGCTGATCTTATGTTTGCCCTTATTAGCACTGAAGAGTTGGAACAACTTGGGCAGATTATGGTAAAACAATTGAAGAACCGTTATAATGATCCCACCATCTACAAGCGTTTTATTGTGGGTATTGATCGTGCTAAAATGAGATTGTATGATTGTGAGCAGACAGCACAAAAGGATATACTTGACTCTGGACAAGAAGACGAGTATAATTACGAAGAAGACAAAAAACCCAAAAAATCATTTGAAGGATTTAAATTTTCATGACACAACGAGTTGATTTTGATAAATATCAAAACTTTGTAGATGCAGTAACTTCTGACGCATCCAAAGATTTCCTTGCTCTTTCTGACCGTATGGTTCAGTTGGATGAGAAAGGTGCTAATATTGAACGTCTTCTGACTGCCGCTGTTGGTATTAATGCCGAAGGTGGTGAGTTTATGGAGATTGTAAAGAAGATGGTTTTCCAAGGTAAATCTTGGAATGATGAAACCCGTACTCACTTAATTAAGGAACTTGGTGATACTCTCTGGTACGTTGCCCAGGCTTGTATTGCTCTTGAAGTTTCGTTTGATGAAGTGATTCAAACTAACATTGATAAACTAATGAAGCGTTATCCAGACGGATTTTTTGACGTGTACTATAGCGAAAATCGTGAAGAGGGAGACATCTGATGACTAAAGAAAAACAAGTAACAATTAAACTGGATATTCGTACTGCCGCTGCAGTTCGCCAAATTCTTTTTGAAAATCAAAAAGGTTACACTTATGATGAGGTTTCTGTTCCTCCTCGTATTAGTGATATTCGTTCTGTAATTAAGGACCTTGATGATAAAATTCAAGGAGTTCTTGATCAACAATAAATATTTTAAAAAATATGTCTCTTCTTGGTAAAAGAAAAGGAAGACCAACTACTAAAATTCAGTTTGACGCAATTCTCAAAAGATTCATTGTCTTCTTAAAAAGAGAGTTGCGTCTTACTTATGATGTTCCTTACATTTTAATTGATGATGCTGATTTTGCAAAAAATAAAAAAACATTCGGTATGATGAATGATCAATTCATTTATGTAAGTATTATTAATCGTCATCCTATGGATATTTTAAGAACCTTCGCACATGAGGTTATTCATTATAAGCAAGTTATGGAAGGTAAAAAAATGAGTTCACTTCCTGGTGGTGTAATTGAAAATCAAGCAAATGCTAAGGCAGGTGAGATAATGAGAAAATATGGACAACTTTATCCAGAATTGTTTGACCTGATGTCAATTAGGTGATATAATTCTTTTACTGGGGGAATTAGCTCAGTTGGTAGAGCGCCTGCTTTGCAAGCAGGATGTCAGCGGTTCGAGTCCGCTATTCTCCACTCTGCCCAAGTGGTGTAATGGTAGCCACGTATGCCTTAGGAGCATATATCGTAAGATGTGGAGGTTCGAGTCCTCTCTTGGGCACTTCTAAATAAAAATAAAAAATGGCTACATTAAATCCCAATGAATTAGCAAAAAGAAATAATTTTAATATTTTTCTAACTAGAATTAGGGCAGGTGTAGATTTTACTTTAGCAGAATCTAATGGATCTAAAGTAAAACTAGATAAATCTATTTTAAGTCAGTTAAGTTCAATCAGTCATTTTGATAGATTCAAGAGTGGAAGATCTATAATGCTTCCCACTACTGCTGGTCAATATATTAACATTACCTCAATTTATAAAGATTCTGAATTTTCTGGAAGAACACAGGCAACTACAGCGCAAGAAGATGCTCAAATTGTAAGGATCAATCAGCAATTAAATGGAATATTTGATAAACTAGGTACTGAGATTATACCTCTAAAAGTTGGTGCAACAACATATCAGGTTGGTTTATGTGAAAGTACTCCTGGTACACCAAAATGTGATTTTCATTTTAGGGGAATTTCTGGGTATGTTGGGCATGTTTCTCATAAAGCTGGCGATGGTCCAAAAGCATTTCAACAATGGTCTGGAACATCTCAACGAGTAGAACCACTAATTTATAATCATCCGGAAACACAAGCATTTATATCTACGTTGCAATCAATGTTTCCAAATGGTATGCCTGGATCTACAACAGTTGGGAGAAGAATTCAGGATGAAAATTTAAAAAAAATGGCAGTGTATGGGAGTGGATATGGTGGACCGAAGGGGGAAAGTAATGTTGATGTTACAATGCAAGGAATGTTGAATATTCAAAATAGAGGTAGATATTATGAATTAACTTGTTCTGGACACAAACTCAATAATGGTGATAGAATAAATGGAACTTATGAACCAGTATTTTTGGGTGTTTATAAAGGAGATAGAAGTGATCATGGGATAGGGGGTGCAAGAGTAATTATTCAACCAATTGGTGGAAGAACTATTTCAAGATTTGTATAGAATAAATATAAGTATTAAAGAGTATTGAGTCATACTTTAAAGTAGATAATGAAAAGTTTTTTCCAGTTCTTAACAGAAGCAAACGCATCTCAACAAGCTCAGCGCCTAGGTCTTGTTGGAGATGGGCATGGTGGATGGTATGATCGTCAAGGTGAATTTGTTGCTAAAACAGAAGGTGGTACATTAAAATTTTATAATAAGCGTCAAAGAGTTGGAGCACAAGATCCAAAACAAACTGAAAAAGAAAAAAATATTCCTTCTTCACAATACAATGATCCAGCATCAGTTCAGCAGCAGGTAGAACCTCAGCAGCAATCCCCTGCGCCAGAGCAACAAGCAGTTGCACAAGAACAACCACCAGCTCAGTATCTTCCAGTTCCTAAAACAAAAGGAACTCTTACTGTTGCTTTCGGGCGTTTTAATCCACCAACTATTGGTCATCAACAATTAATGGATATTGCAGCACAGTCTGCATCTCAAGATAAGGATGGTCAGTATTTAATTTTCCCATCACGTAGTCAAGATAAGAAAAAAAATCCTCTTGATCCTGATACAAAGATTGCTTATATGCAAAAATTTTATCCAAATCATGCAGGTAACATTGTAAATGATGCCAATACTAAAACTATTTTCGATGTTTTAAAAATGGCGCATAATAATGGATATGCTGGTGTGAGAATTATAGGTGGTGGAGATAGAGTTAAAGAATTTGAAAAACTTTCTAATCAATATAATGGGCAACTTTATAATTTTGACAATATTGAAGTAGTTTCTGCTGGAGATAGGGATCCAGATGCAAAGGGAGTAGAAGGAATGTCTGCTTCTAGAATGAGACTTGCTGTAGCAGAAGGAGATTTTAAGACATTTAGATCTGGACTTCCTCCAGAAGTAAAACCATCGGAGGCAAAAGAACTTTTTAATATTCTTAGAGGTTCAATGAACATTAAAGAGGGGTGGAATACTTGGGAACTTGCTCCAAAGTTTGACTATCAAAATCTTCGTGAAAATTATCTAGCAGAGACAATCTTTAAAATTGGTGAATTGGTTGAAAATCTTAATACTGGAATTGTTGGTCGCATTATTCGTAGAGGAACAAACTATCTCATTTGTGTAACAGAGACCGGGCAGATGTTTAAATCTTGGATTAAAGATTTAAGAGAATATACCGAAGTAAAGATGGATAGTTCTATGAGAGATAAAATTCATCCAAATACTCTTACTGGGACTTTAGGAGCTTTTAAGCATTTTGCAAATATGACTCCAGGTGCTATTGGAAAGGGAAAAGAAAATCTTCAGTATGGTGGAAGAGCATACGGAATTGAATTCATAAATAAATATAGAAAAAAGAAAAAGTAGAATTAGAGTTTTCTTATGAAAAAACATATTTCTGAGGGTCTTCCAGAAAGGAAACACGCTCCTGCTGCTGCTCCTGCTGCTAAAGACGATAAGGGGGGAGACGATAAGGGTGGTAAGTCTCCCGAAGCAAGAGTAAGGCAGGCAGTATATGACATTCGTTACAGAGCTAGGAGAGAAGAACTTCCTCTTCGTCAGGCATACTCCCAATATTTACAGAATAGTAATATGAGTCAGCAAGAAAAAACTCTTGTCAAACAAAAACTTTTCAGCAAAGCTGGAATTCAAGCAGAAGATTTTAATATTGAAGATTTTGCTTTTGATCATGTAGCTAGTGCTTTATATAAAGTTTTTATTGATGGAGTTAAAGAAGAAGAACCAATGGTTCTTACTTATATGGAAAAGTTGGAGACCGCTGAAGAACACAAATATAAAGTGAGAGTAACTGATAAAAATGGGACTTCTTATGTAAGATACGCTACTCGTGAAAAAATTAGTGCTCTTCGAGCAAATCCAAACATTGAATCAGTTGAAATGACTGGATATGGTCAACCTTATGAGGGTGAAAAAAATAAGGGAGAATTGACTGCAAAGGCAAAGCGTGGAGATAAATTAGATCCAGTTGGAAAAGAAGACTCTGATGTAAATAATGATGGTAAAGTAGATAAAACTGACAAATATTTAAAGAACCGTAGAGATGTTCGTGGATCTGCGATTGCAAAAAGATCTGGAATGAAAGAAGAATTTCTTGGTGAAATAAATGATGAATCTGATGATCAAAATAAAAAAACTATTGATGTAATGAAAGGTAAAAATGTTGTTAAAATTAACCCAGAACTTCCTGGTAGTGCTCAAAGTGCAAGATCTTCCATGCAATTTGCCCATTATGAGGTTGATGGTGAAATTCTAACAGAAAAAGCAAAAAGTAAATCTCAGCAGCGTTTCATGGGAATGGTTTATGCTGCTAAGAAGGGTGAAACTCCAGCATCTCCTGAGGTTGCAAAAGTAGCCGCTGGAATGAGTAAAAAGGAAGCAAAGAAGTTTGCTAAAACGAAGCATGAGGGTCTTCCAGTTCATAAAGAAGAATCTGAATGCAATTCTGGTAAAGAAGAAAAGGAAAAAGATTCTCGTGGAGATTATGCAAAAGTTGCTATGGTAAAAAATAAACTGAGATCAATGGGAATGAAAAATCCTATTGTAATGACTGCTGGATATGAGGCTGAAGGTGAGAAAATTGACGAAATTGCTCCAGTTGCTCCACTAGTTGCTGGAGCTGCTGCATTAGGTACAGGTGCTTATCTATTGGATAGAGTTCGTCAAGGAATGCAAAAAGATAGAAATGATGTTACATCTCCCCCAACTCTTAAGGCAAAACCAGAAACCATTAAATCAAATATTCAGACAAGAAATCAGCAACTTAATGATTTGTTGAATCAATCTTATAGACCGGAAGGTAAATTGGTTGATGAGGCAAGAGATGAATTTAGGAGTCTTGGTAGAGCAGATAAAAATAGCGGAAGAAACCGTTATATGGGTTCTGCTACACCACAACAAGAAAGGGAAGAAAATGCAGCAGCAGAAGCAGCTGCTAAGAGAGCTAAAGCGCAATTAGCAAGAAACCTAGCAAGAGAAGCAGCAAGAAAAAAGAGAGGATAATTCCTAAATAAAACAGAACTCTTCACACGAGGTAAATTATGTCTGCAGGACTTATTTGGGCTTGGATTGTTGCGAATGAAGCAGCAGTTGCTACTATTCTTTTAGTTATTTCAGAACTTCTTGGTGCAATTCCTAAGGTTAAAGCAAATGGAATTGCTTCTTTTGTTATTCTTCAGATTCAAACACATCTTAAGAAAAAGGGTGCAGTAGACCCAACTCCTTGATTGTAATTTAAATTTATAAAAGAGACCTAAACCTAAGGTCTCTTTTTTTTATAAATATCAATATAAAAAGAAATTTATCAGGTAAAAAGAATGGCACTCTGGGGAAACAATGATAATGTTGGTTCTGGAGGAACCGTAAGTCTTTCTCTTGTTGGAGATAATTGGATTGTAACTGGATCTGGCACTACTTTTGGGCAAGTTGGTGCTGCAGTGACTGGGGACGTAATTCGATTTGGTATTCGTGGCAATGGGGGAACTTACTATGGGGACGCAGTTATTGTAGGTATTGCAAGTACAACTCAATTAACAATTGGATCTACTTCAGGTTTAAGTAACGCTTCTATTTCAGGAACAAGTTTTTATATTAGTGAACTTCCTCTTTATACTGTAGGGGATTATAGCTATAGTAATAAATTGGATACAGCACCTACACTTAAGAATCTCGGTGTAACTGGAACTGCAACAACAAATGCTGGGATTGGTACTAATATAGTTTCTGTTATAACTACCAATAAAGATATTATTGTTGGTGATACCTTATTGAATGGTGGAAATGATATTCGTATTTCAGTAGTTAACACTACAAGTGTTTCTTTAGCTTCAACTATTTCTGCTGGAATTTCCACAGGAGATACTCTTACATTTAAGAGACTCACTGGAGGTTATGATAAGCAAGTATATGGAATTAGTAGCACAACTGCCACTTCATATGGAAGCACCTCAACAGTTTATAGAACTAGTGGGGCAGGTTGGGTAGGAGTAACAACTTATATTGATACTCACGGAAATCTTAGAGTTAAGAGCGAAATCCTTGTTGCTGGATCTGGTATTTCTACAGGATCTGAAGGCATTTTATACTATACCGCACAATAATTAATATATGAGATTTGATGAATTGAATGAAAATAATTATTTGTTGTTTGCTATAAAATTCTATGACAATCCTCAATCATTAACGATGGAGGATTTTGAAACTGATTTGAAAAGAATTCGCTATGTTAAAAGATTATTGAAAAAATATAAGAATACTGGTGAATTAAAAACACACCTTATCTTAAATCATTTGATAGTGTTGTTTAATGTATTTAATGATGCAGCAGTTCCATTATTATTTTATAATTTGGATAGTGAATTATGGTCTGCTATTAAAAGTTTTCTGATCTTTTTAAATAGATTTCCGGATTATCCAAAAACTCAAATTCATAATATTGAAGAAGATGTTTATTGTTTAGAACAGTTGCAAGCCATCTAATGAATAAAATAGATAAACTGATTGAAACAGTTAGACTTCTTAAAGAAGAAGGTATGACTGTTGGTCCAACAAATAATGTTGGTGATGGAAAGATTGCGGGCACACCAGAAGCAGACCCAGGAAATCCTCCTGTTTCTTTTAAAAAGAAAAAAAATATTTACTTGGGACTTTTATCGAGAACTCCTTGGTTAAATTACATAAAAAAAACTAAAAATAAATAATAATAAAACTACTTGATTTTTTTGTTTCGTAGGAATTAATTTTACCAACAAAGAAAAAATGTTTAGCAAATCATCCAACGAAACAAAAATTGCGGTTCTTGAAGAACGTCTTACTTCCTATGAGGTTATGATGAAAAAGATAGATGAGGCCATTCAAATAATGGGTAAGACAAGTCAAAATATTTCAAAGATGTTGGCAGTTCATGAAGAAAAATTAGAAAATAGTAATAAAAATGATGAAGCAATATTTGATAGAATTAGATCAATGGAATCTAAAAATACAGAAGAACATGGTAGAGTAATAGAAAGATTTGAAGCACTAGAAGAAAAGATAGATGGGCGTATAGAAGCGGTGGATAAAAAAGTTGATGAAGTAACAAAGTTTCGTTGGTTAGTTGTGGGTGCTTTAGTAATAGTTTCCTTTGTATTTTCTCAGTCAGGCATGGTTGTAGATGTTTTGACACCAGATAATCAACCAAATTATAGAATAGAAACTAAAAGATAATAAATTTATTTTATTGACATGTTGGGCGTATTCATGTAGAATGACCAAATGAACGGACTTTAATTATGGATTTGATTGATTCCAAGTATATTGGGTTAGTTTCGTCACGCCTACAAAAATTTAAAAGGGTTAAAGCAGATCTCTACAATTTCCGCTGCCCTATTTGTGGAGATTCCCAGAGAAATAAAAGTAAGGCAAGAGGATATATCTATCCAGTTAAAAACAATACAAACTTTAAGTGTCATAATTGTGGTGCTAGTTTATCATTTAATAATTTTCTTAAAGAACTAGATCCAATACTACATAAGCAATATACTTTAGAAAAATTTAAAGAGGGGCATACTGGTAGAAATTTTGTAGTCGAAGAACCAAAATTTGACTTTGTAAAACCGGTTTTTAAAAAAAAATTAGATTTACCTAAAGCAACAGAAGTTCTAATTGCCAAAGAATATTTGGAAAAAAGAAAACTAAATCCAGAAAAGTTTTATTTTACTGACAATTTTAAGAAGTGGGTGAATACTCAAAAACAAACATTCGACACTATCAGTAGAGATGAGAGTCGTATTATCATACCATTATACGATACTGCATGTAATTTAATTGGATTTCAGGGCAGAGCACTTGGTTATTCGCAAAATAAATATATCACTGTAATGCTTGCTGATGATGCACCAAAAGTTTATGGTCTCGATCAAGTGGATTCTTCGGAACCCATTTACATTGTTGAAGGACCCTTCGACTCCACGTTTGTACAAAATGCTGTTGCTATGTGTGGGTCCGACGTTGATATTGGGTCGTTTGGTTGGTGCGATTATATTTACGTTTATGATAACGAACCACGTAATCGAGAAATCGTCAACAGAATATCAAAAACCATTAACAGGGGAGATAAGGTAATTATTTGGCCAACAACTATCGAGCAAAAAGATATCAATGATATGGTGCTCGCTGGACTTAATGTTATGGATGTGTTAAAATCAAATACATACTCAGGTTTAGAAGCAAAAATTAAGTTTAACAACTGGAAAAAAATATGAGCAACGGAACAAAAGTCGTTAAGAGGGATGGTAAAACTGAACCCCTTGATTTAAATAAACTTCATGTAATGGTGGAAGAGGCATGTAAAGATCTTGCTGGTGTGTCTGCATCGCAGGTTGAAATGCAGTCTGGTATTCAATTTTATGATGGTATTACAACAGCAGAAATTCAAGAAATTTTGATTCGTTCTGCTTCTGACTTAATTGATTTAGATCATCCTAATTATCAGTTCGTTGCTGCTCGCCTCCTTCTGTTCGCTCTCCGCAAGCAGTTGTTTGGTCGTATGCACGAGTGTCCAACTGTCAAGCAGCACGTAGAGCGTTGTGTTGGTAGAGGTGTTTATGATGCTGAGATTTTAAGTCTTTATAATGATGAGGAGTTTGATAGACTTCAATCTTTTATTGACCACGAGCGTGATTATCTGTTCACTTATGCAGGTCTTCGTCAGGTAGTTGATAAGTACCTTGTTCAGGATAGGAGTTCTGGTGCTCTCTATGAGACGCCACAATTTATGTACCTTTTGATTGCCGCTACTATCTTCTCAAAATATCCAAAAGAAACACGTTTAGATTACGTTAAGAAGTATTATGACGCAATCAGTAAGCACAAAATCAACATCCCAACGCCGATTATGGCAGGAGTGCGAACCCCACTTCGCCAATATGCATCTTGTGTTCTCGTTGATGTTGATGACACCCTCGATAGTATCTTTAGCAGCGATATGGCTATTGGTAAATATGTCGCACAAAGGGCTGGCATCGGCATCAACGCTGGTAGAATCCGTGGTATCAACGCTAAAATCAGAGGCGGAGAGGTACAGCACACAGGCGTTGTCCCCTTCCTTAAGAAGTTTGAGGCAACTGTCCGATGCTGCACTCAGAACGGCATCAGAGGTGGTTCTGCTACAGTTCACTTTCCTATCTGGCACCAAGAAATAGAAGACATTTTAGTATTGAAAAATAATAAGGGAACTGAGGATAATCGTGTTCGTAAGTTAGACTACAGTATCCAAATCTCTAAACTGTTCTATGAGCGATTCATCAAAAACGAAGAAATCTCTCTCTTCTCACCCCACTCAGTTCCTGGTTTATATGATGCTTTTGGAACTGATTCTTTTGACGAGTTATATGTACGTTACGAACGAGATGAGTCTGTTTCTAGAAAGACTATCGGAGCTCAAGATCTCTTTCTGGACCTCCTAAAGGAACGTGCAGAAACTGGTCGTCTTTATATTATGAATATTGACCACTGCAACTCTCACTCTTCCTTTATGGATAAAGTTGAGATGAGCAATCTTTGTCAGGAAATCACTCTCCCAACAAAACCTATTCAACATATTGATGATCCAAATGGGGAAATTGCTCTCTGCATTCTTAGTGCTATTAATGTTGGAAAAATTAGGGATAATGAAGATCTTGAAGTTCTTTGTGATCTTGCTGTTAGGAGTCTTGATGAACTCATTGATTTTCAAGGATATCCAGTTAGAGCAGCAGAAATTGCCACTAGAGCACGTCGTTCTCTTGGGGTAGGTTATATTGGTCTTGCGCACTATCTTGCCAAGCACGGTGAAAATTACAGTGATCCTGGTGCATGGAAACTTGTTCATGACTTAACGGAAGCATTTCAATATTATTTGATTGATGCCACAGTTAATCTTGCTAAAGAAAAAGGTGCGTGTGAATACTCACATAGAACAAAATATGGACAAGGTATTCTTCCCATAGATACGTATAAAAAGGATGTAGACGAAATCGTACCTAATAAACTTAACTATGATTGGGAATCACTTCGGGAGCGTGTCAAGCAATATGGAGTACGGAACAGCACTCTGTCCGCACAGATGCCTTCGGAGAGCAGTTCCGTTGTGTCAAATGCAACAAACGGAATTGAACCGCCTCGTGGGTACTTGTCCGTTAAGAAGTCGAAGAAAGGTCCTCTTAAGCAAATTGTTCCACAGTACCAAACACTTAAGAACAATTATACGCTTCTTTGGGATATGCCTAGCAATAGTGGTTATATTAATATTGTTGCTGTTATGCAAAAGTTCTTTGATCAAGCGATTTCTGGAAACTGGTCCTATAATCCAGAGAATTATCCCAATAATGAAGTACCTGTGTCGGTAATGGCACAGGATATGCTTACTTGCTTTAAGTTGGGTCACAAGACTGCATATTACCAAAATACTTATGACATTAAGACCGATGAAGTGGTTGAAGAATCAAAAGAAAACCTTCAATCAATTTTGAATGACATTATGAGTTCTGATGAAGATGATTGTGAAAGTTGTAAGATTTGACGAAATATGTTAAAATAGGAAATACAGACAAAAATTTCTATGGATTATTTTCGCCAATATAATTTAATTATTAGTAGAGCGAAAAAAAGAATCACGGAAATATACACAGAAACCCACCATATCACACCAAAGTGTATGGGTGGGTCTAACTGTAATGATAATTTAGTAGAATTAACTGCTAGAGAACATTTAATATGTCATAGATTATTAGTTAAAATGTATCCAGATAATATAAGCATTCATAGAGCATATAACGCTATGGGGACTAGGTGTAATTTTTCTTCCAAACTGTTTGAGCAAAGTAGAAAATTTATTTCAGAATATCAAATGGGAACAAAATTATCAAAAGACATTAGGAAAAAAATGTCTAAAACTAGAAAAGGTGTTCTTAAAAGTGAAGAAACAAAAAGAAAAATGTCCAAACCAAAAACTGAAGAAACTAGAAAAAAAATGTCTTCAGCACAAATAGGTAATAAAAAAGGATGTAAAAATAAAGGCACCTTTTTCTGGATAAATAACGGAGTTGTTGGTAAAAGAATTTCTTCAAAAGAAGAGATTCCAAGTGGATGGAAAAGAGGACACGGTAATTTGCACATTAAACACCTATGAACAAATTCAATTTTAAGAGGAATATGGACAGTGTTAATATGCAACATATCGGAGGTATGACAGTTTTTAACTCTGAAGAAGTTGATACAAAAAAATCTCCAATGTTCTTTGGACAACCTCTGGGTATTCAGCGTTATGATTCTTATAAGTATCCTATTTTCGATAAACTCACGACACAACAATTAGGTTATTTTTGGAGACCTGAAGAGGTTTCTTTACAGAAAGATCGTGGAGATTATCAATCTCTACGTCCCGAACAAAAACATATTTTTACTAGTAACCTAAAGTATCAGGTAATGCTTGATTCGGTTCAGGGAAGAGGTCCTGGTATGGCATTTGCACCATACTGCTCTCTTCCTGAACTAGAAGCATGTATGAAGGTCTGGGAATTCATGGAAATGATTCACTCTAGGTCTTATACTTATATCATTAAAAATGTTTATTCGGATCCATCTGAAGTTTTTGATACGATTCTCAGGGAGGATCGTATCATGGAACGTGCTGTCAGTGTAACTGAGGCGTACAATGATTTCATTAATAGTGCTCAGCATTATGGGATAACTAATGACTGGAAGTATGCTCAAGAACAAGTTCCAACCGCATTAGAGGCAAGATATGAACTCAAACGCAAACTCTTTAGAGCAGTTGCAAACGTTAATATTCTTGAAGGTATTCGCTTTTATGTCAGTTTCGCTTGCAGTTTTGCATTTGGCGAACTCAAACTTATGGAAGGAAGTGCAAAAATCATCTCACTAATTGCCAGAGATGAGAATCAGCACCTTGTCATCACTCAAAATATTCTTAACAAATGGAAAGAAGGTGATGACCCAGAAATGGCACGTATTGCTAAAGAAGAAGAACAGTGGGTCTATAATACTTTTGAGAATGCTGTCAATCAAGAAAAACTTTGGGCAGAGTATTTGTTCAAAGATGGATCTATGATTGGTTTAAATGACAAGCTGTTGCAGCAGTATGTTGAGTGGATTGCGAATCGTAGAATGAAGGCAATTGGACTTCGCCCACTTTATGATATTCCCGCTAAGAATAATCCTCTTCCATGGACTGAGCACTGGATTTCCTCCAAGGGTCTCCAAGTGGCACCTCAACAAACTCAAGTACAGTCATATATTGTTGGTGGAATCAAGCAGGATGTTACTAAAGATACTTTCTCAGGATTCCAGTTGTGATTGACTTTAAGACTGAAATATAGTATTATATAAATAATATTAGAGTTCGGTCTTAAAATGAATACCTATATTCTTTATTATTATTTGAGGGAGGACTTTTGTTCTCCCTTTTATGTTGGTTATGGAAAACCAAGAAGATTACACGCAAAACATCTTAGAAGTAACGGAGCGAACTTACTTCCACCAAAAGAAAGAAGGTGGATTGTAAAATCTGGGTTATCAAAAGAGGAAGCAATAGAACTTGAGATCAAACATATAGCACTCTGGAAAAGAAAATGTGATGGTGGAGTTTTATTAAATCAAAATCTTGGTGGTGAAGGAAAACCAGGAGGACAAAGAACAAGGGGGTTTAGTGGTAGAAAGCACACCGAAGAAGCAAAGAAAAAAATAAGTGAAAAGGTAGCAGGAAAAAATAATCCAAGTTATGGTGTTCCTTGCAGTGAAGAACGAAAAAGAAAAATAAGTGAAAAAGCAAAAGAAAGATTTGCTGAAGGTTTTAAATCTGCATCATCAGTAACTTATCTTATAACAAGTCCTTCTGGAGAAAAAACTGAGGTGTTTGGAGAACTTAAAAAGTTTTGTAGCCAAAATAAAATATCATACGCAACTATGCACGCAGCAATTTTTTATGATAGAAAAGGACCAAGAAAGAATGGATGGAGTATTGAGAAAGTTTAGAATATCACTACCAGAAGATGAGTGCGTGGTAAAACTTAAGGAGTATTGTAAGTTCTCTAATACTTTGTTAAAAGTTCCTGTAGTATCTAAACCATTATGTGCTGACGCAAACTGCCACAATAATGTAAATCATTATGTGAATACTTATGGTGGAGAAAAAATAAGTGGATATTATCTAATCACGGATGTTGACGATAAAACTTATGGGTGTGCAATATATCATAGTATTTGGAAAAATACTTATGGAAATTTGATAGATATAACACCTTTTGAAGATAAAAGAAAATATAATATGTTTTCCGTCTTTAATAATACAGAATATTACTCTGGTGTTGTCTATGATGGAAACACTTATAAAATATTAGAACCAGGTTGTAATATAATCTAATGTTACCAAAGATACTTTCTCAGGATTCCAACTATGATGAATGGTGTGAGCAAGAAATTTTAAATGCATATAAAGATGCTGCAGAGTATGATCAATTTATGTTTGGTGATTTTGATTATACTGAAGTATGGTTAAATGATAAAAATAATGATGTTTCTTGAGGGTCTTTGTACCCTCTTTTTTTATAAATATCTAAAAATGTAGAAATAAATGAAGACTTTTCAACAATTTTGTGAAAATGCTTATCAATTGAATGAATTTAATGTTAAATCAGTTCCAGGAAAAATTGGTAGATCTGCAGGTGCTGAGATTGCTGGAGAGGTTATTAAAAAAGCAAGTGGAAATAATTCAATTGTAAGAAAAGTAGTTGATGTTGCAACTTCTGGAGTTGGTCTTGGTCGTCTACTAGGACCAGCAGCTGCTGGATATACATTAGGAAAAGAAGTTTTAGCACCTGCAGCAGTTAAGATTGCTCAGCAAAGAAGACAAGCGCAACAACAAAGATTATATCAGTTAGTTCCATCTGGAGGACCTGGCGTTTCAGGAAAACCCGCTCAAATCAGACCTTTAAACAGGTGAAATTTTTTTGAAAGTATGCTAGTATAGTGCGGGATACCATACGTTATTTTATTATGAAAACTTTTGTTAAAAAAACTAATTCTTTTTTGAGTAAAGAGATGCGTGAACTTCGTTCAGATATTATTTACATTTGTGATGATATTATCAGATTATTCAAAAAAGTACTGACTGAACGTTATTTTATTCTTGGACTGGTAATTGGACTTGTTTTGCATTTTGTTTTTTAGTTGCTTTTTATTATAAATATTTTTAAGAAAAAATTTTATAAAAATAAAAATGGATAATTTATCGCTAAAACAAATACAGCAAATTGAATCTTTGTATGAAAACATTTATCAAGAGAAACAAGAAACTGCAGAAACTACAGAAACTATAACAGAGGAAGATTTTTGTGACATTTTATCAATTGAAATTTGCAATGCTCTGATTGAAGCAGGGTTGTTAGAAGGTGAAATTATAACTGAAACTACTATTAAAGAAGGAAAATTGGCAGCTGCCTGGAATGTAATTAAAGGAATAGTTAAACCTGTTGTTAAACAAGTAACAGGATTTGGAACAAAACCAACAACAGCATTGGGAGCAAAAGTAAGGCAAGGGCAAAAGCTAGCGACAGCTGCTGTTACAGGTGCTTCAATAGTTAAACCTGAAGTTCCACAAAGAATTCTTAATACTGCTACTGGAACAGTTACCGGAGCAGTTAAAGGTGGTTATGAAGGTGCTACACGACCAACTGGTGGTGGACCTATAACTGCCGCTGATCGAGCAATTCGAGCTGCTAAAGGTGAAGCAGTTCCTGCTGCTTCAGATAAAAAACCCAATTTAGATTTAACTCCACAAGGAACTATTAGAATAAGAAGATAATGGAAATAATTTACGAAAAGGCAGTTTTTGCTCCTAAAGGTGGAAAACCGGGATATATTGTAAATGGTAAATGGTATCCAGTTGATTCGAAAGATTTAGGATCTGAGGGTCTTAAGACTGAGATTGAAAGATATGGAAGAATGAGAGGAACGGAACAAATCAAAAAAGATATTTCCTCCTTAAAACCAAAACCAGCACCTGGGAGATCTAATTCTGGATCTCAAGCTCCAAGAGCACAATCTTCCACACCTACCAGTCCAGCTGCTCCAGCAGCACCATCTGCCCGTCCAGCTGCTCCAGCAGTACCATCTGCCCGTCCAGCTGCTCCAGCACCAGCTGCTCGACCATCTGCTGCTCGCCCAACACCTACTCGTTCAGTATCTATGCAAACGGGAGATAGAACAAAAGATTTAACAACCTGGGCTTTAGCAAATAAGGCAATGATCGACAAGGTTGGAACAAAATCTCAGAGAGAAATTCTTAGGGCAGCTCAGTCTGGTGGATCTGCACCTATGCCAGCACCAAGACCACTTATTACAAAGGAGGAAAAGATGGATGCATTCGACTTAGTACTAGAATACCTAACCTCAGCGGGGCATGTAGAGACCTTAGACGAAGCTCTTTATGTGATGATGGAAATGGATGATGAAACTATTAAAAGTATTGTTGAAGGTTCTGGCATAGTAACTGGTGCTGCTAACGCTATTAACACTGTTTTAAAACCTGCCAATCAAACTCCAGAGCAGGAAAAAAAAGCGGTCGGTAGTATTGCCAAAGGTCTAAATGTAGTTGCTAAACCAGTTAAAGATTTTTTAAGTGTTGGTCCTGAAAAGAATCAACAAATGATTAATAAAAGAAGACCATAAAACTTAAGTATTCTAACATAACTCAAAGCACCTCTTGACGAGGTGCTTTTTTATTGCTAGACTAGGTTTGTCTCCGTTGAAGATAAATAATAGCTCATAAGATTACTTTATATGAGCTATGAGAACCCTTGGAAATATAATGGAGAAGTTTTTGAGTCTTCTCATATTCAAGATTATTTTGGTTTTGTATATCTCATTTCTTGCTCTACAACGAATCGGAAATATTTGGGAAGGAAGTACTTTTGGCAATTCAGAACCCCAAAAGGAAAGAAGAGAAAAGTAAAGTCAGAATCTGATTGGAAAAATTATTATGGTTCTTGCCCTGAACTAAAGGAAGATGTAATTAAATATGGCAAAGAGTTCTTCGGTAGAGACATTATAAGTCTTCATAAGACCAAAGGTAAATGTAACTTTGAGGAAACAAGACAACTTTTTCTAAATAATGTACTGACTGAATCACTTGACTCTGGAGTTCCAGCGTACTACAATAGCAATATTCTCTCTAGATATTTTCGAAAAGATTATTATGATGACGCTACTGGAACAGACTCTTAGAAATTCTCACGATTGGGCAATTGACCGCATACATACCTTGTGTGAAAATAAGAGTATTGAGGACGCTCATGCAATTCAGGCAGAGTTTAATGAATGGATGGATCCCGATATTCCCGAACATGATGTTTTTTCACTTGAATACTTAGGAGACGAAAAAGATGCAGATTGATCTTCATAATTTTTTTCAATATTATGATGAAAAAAATCCAAATCATGTTGCAGCAGTAGAGCAACTTGAAAAGGATTTACTTGCTAAAGCACCTGAGTTAATGGATGACTCTAGTGTTTGGGTTAGTATTTTTAGAACTAAACAAGCACCTCCTGAACAACCAGGAATTCTAAACGTTCCTTATTTTCCTCAGGTAGATAACTATACTCAACCAGATAGAACTTGTAATTCTTCTTCCTGTGCAATGTGCCTTGAGTACTTTAAACCGGGCACACTTCCAGGAGAAAAGGGCGATGATGCCTACCTTAAAAAAGTTCTCGCAACTGGGGACACGACTGATCATTCAGTTCAAACCAGTGTTCTTGCTTCTTATGGACTTAAGTCTGAGTTTAGGTATAATCTTGGGTTTTCTGATCTTGATCGTGAGCTTGCTGCTGGGAGACCCGTTGTTATCGGTATTCTTCACCGTGGCACTTTATCTGCTCCTACTGGTGGGCACATGTGTGTAGTGGTCGGTAAGAAAGGAAGTGACTACGTTGTAAATGATCCATATGGTTCTCTAAATGATGGATATACGGGTGCAGTAACAAATGGTAAAGGTGCAGTTTATAAGAGATCAGATCTTCAATATCGTTGGTTAGAAAGTACAAAGGATAAGACTGGTTGGGGTCGAATTTTCCACGCAAAAAAGTAGAAACGACATCACAAATTCCTCAAAGTGGTGTCTTTTTAATTAAAGAATTTGAAGACTTTAGTTCTACCGCATACTATGATCCTCTAACTGGAAATCTTCCTATAACAATTGGATGGGGAAGTACTAAAAACTTTGATGGGAAACCATTTAATATTAAGGATAAGATAGATATTCAAAGTGCAAACCTCTTATTAGAACAACAACTTAAAACTGAATTTCTTCCTGCACTACAAAAAATTCCTTATTGGGGAGAGATGAATGAAAATCAACAAGGCGCAATTCTTAGCTTTGCTTATAATCTTGGCGCTCATTTTTACGGAAGCCCTGACTTTAATACGATAACAGGGGTTCTAAAAAATAAGGAATGGTCTAAAGTACCTGAAGCATTAAAACTCTATCGTAATCCTGGGACTAATGTAGAACTGGGATTAATGAGAAGGAGAATTTCTGAAGGAAAACTTTGGCAAAATAAATAGATTTATATGGGTAAAATTATGGAAGAGCAATTAGCATTACAAGGTGAAGAAACACTCAAGACGAGTCAGCAATCTCAGGATCAAATACCACATGATCCTAATGCTGCTACTCGTTTTCCTGGTGGATACACGCCAGTAGGTGAGGGTATAGATAATACTCCAATAGAAACTGCTCCATCAAGTAACGTTGGTGAAGTTGAAGTTACTGCAGGAATTGATTTTTCTAATCCAGCATTGGAATCTTATGGATCTTCTGGAGATAATGTGATCTTAAGAAACATTACCCCAGCAGAAGCATTTAAATCTTATGGAATAGACATCACTCCAGTTGAAAAAAATGACATCTCTTTTGATCCTAATACTATATCTTTTGGGAGTGGGGATATTGTTGACGATAGCGTTATTGTTGATGATTTACCAGAACAAGAACCGCCTGCAGACCCCCCCGTTCCACCAGTTGATCCTCCCGAAGACCCCGAAGACCCTGAAGATCCAGAGGATCCCGAAGACCCTGAAGATCCCGAAGACCCTGAAGATCCCGAAGACCCTGAAGACCCTGAAGACCCTGAAGACCCTGAAGATCCAGAGGATCCCGAAGACCCTGAAGATCCCGAAGACCCTGAAGATCCAGAGGATCCCGAAGACCCTGAAGATCCCGAAGATCCTGGCAAAGGAAATCCTGGTAATGATAAGGAAGTTGGTAATTCACCTTGGGACGGAGAAACTGGAGCATCTGACAATGCTGGTAAAGGAAATCATCAAGATGGACAAGATCCAGAAACTAATCAACCGCCAGGAGATTCAAAGAACGATGGAGGACAGGGTAACAATCCTCAAAATGATAATGATAATGGAGGAGGTGGAGGAAAACCTGAAAAGGGAGGAAATAATGGATTCGGAAACGGAGACCAAGATGCTCCAGGTAATTCGCTCGACCATAATAATGCTGAAAATGATCAAGATTCAATTGGATCTTATGTTGATAGATTCGTGAGCGAAAATCCAGGAGCTCACTGGCATGAAGACATTCCATCTTTTGATGATAATGTAAATTTTGATGATCCCCAGATTTCTTCACTTGTTATTGATTTTCAGGTTCCTGATTATCCTGATGATTTTGGTGCTGTTGACTTTTACGAATAAGGTTCGGCAATACCTTCATTCATCATCCAATCATTAATTGTGGTTGAATCACCTACAAGATAAAGAGTGCCAAGTATTCTTCCATACTTGTCCTCTTTGTAGGTCTCAATGATCCACTCACCTTCACGGGAGAGTTGTTCTTCTAACCATACCTTTGCTGCTAAACCTCTTGTTTTCTCTTCTAAATCTTTAGTTCTAGTTTCGGGAGCATTAATATCTTTGAGACGAACTCTATGGGAGATTGTAATATCAAAACCTAAATCAATATCTAGATCAACAGTGTCACCATCTATGACTCTATTGATCTTTTTTATTTTGTACTGATACATTTTTCTTACCTCTTTTCCAGGTTCTACGAATTGCCGAACGAACTTCCGGCGGTTGTTGTTTTATTTTGATGTTCCTATTTTCATTAAAAAAACCATCATTAGACAGTAATCTAATGAGGATGAGTATCGGAAGAATCTTTTTCTTCATTATCCCAGATAAGAATTTTGTAGATACACCAAATAACTCCTATGAGACCAACACCCAACAATATATTTACACTCCAAACAACTTCACTCATAACCTTCCTTCTGTTTTATGTATCCAAGTCTTAAGTTCGTGTAGATAGTTTCTCAACATATCCGCTTTTTCTAAATGCCAAATATCACCACTCTTGAAGTACTCTTGAGTGTGATTATCTATTGCCTTTAGAATATTATGTATAGGCGCGTTCCAAGGTTCTCTATGAGGAGTATTGAATTCCCTTGGCATACATCCTCACTTTTTCTTACCACCATTTTTTGCTTTTTTAGCAGTCGCATTACCAGAATTTTGTTTGGACTGCTTTCCACCAGCAGAACCTTTTTTACCCTTGTTTGCGGATTTTGCCATTTGTCTCAAGGCATAACATAATATTTATCTTGAGACACTTTCCAAACTGGAACACTTGACAAATCCTAAATATTAACTTATTATGAAAAAATCTCCGTTATGAGCGGAGTATTCGTTATGAGTCTGTGACCGTGACACTTAGAGCCGTGGAAAGTGCCCTTTGAGAAAAGGGTGTACCCCCTTTCTATACGGATGCCGAATTCAATTAAAATTAATGCTTAAAAACCTAACAAATGTGACCGTAGCTCTTCTAGGTGCGGTTGCAACATCAGCGGCAACACTGCCAGCACCGAGTATGGCAACATCTTCAGTACAACAACCGCCTTTCGCAATTGTTCCTGAAGGTCATACACAAGAGACAGAGACCAAAGAGGTTGTTCCCGAAAAACCTAAAGTAAAACGATTAGTTTGTAAAGGATGCAATACTAATGAATCACGAACTCTGGATTTCCTCCAGAAGCGTGGTATTACTGACAAAAACGCCCTAGCTACCATTATGGGCAATATCCGACAAGAGTCTACCTTCGTTCCTAATATTTGCGAAGGTGGTGCTAGAACTTCCTATCCTAACTGTGGTGGGGGATATGGTCTTATCCAATGGACCAATGCTCCTCGTTTCTATGGACTTGGAAGACATTCTGCTCGTATTGGTGCTAATCCTTCTTCACTGGATGCACAACTTGACTACATGTTGCATGAAGGTGATTGGAAGATGATTGAACCTTATATGAAGACTCCAGGTGGGTCTATTACTCATTACATGCGTCTTGCAAGTAAGTGGATTCGTTGGGGTCATCATGGAGCAAGAACTGACTTTGCTTATGGTT